TTGTTCGAACAAAACGATTCAGTTGTTAGAAACCAATTCTTATCTTTGGTTAACCCAATATTAGACAATATTAGAAACCAAAGAGGTTTATATGACTTCCGAGTTGTTCTTTCAAACAGTCCAGAAGATATCGATAGAAATCAATTAACTGGTCAAATATTCTTAAAACCAACAAGAGCTTTAGAGTATATTCAGTTAGAGTTTGTTGTAATGAATACTGGTGCTTCATTTGATAACATATAAAGTTATTGACTAAATAATAAAATAACCCTCTAATTAGAGGGTTTTTTTATTTTTTTAAGATATTTATTAATAAAAAAAACATGAAAAAGAAAATAATTTTAACTGAAAGACAGCATAGTTTAGTGATAAATAAGTTATTACAAGAAACTTCTGATAAAATAGATTCATACGAAAAAAATTCTTTGGATGAAGGTGTTATGGATTGGATTAAATATGGTATTTCTTTATTGGGTAGATATAAGGCTGGTGGTAAAATATTTAATAAACGTCAAATAGACCAAGAATCTGCCAAAAAAATAGCTAATATTTTAAATAAATGGAAACAAAAGGGTGATGAAACAATTTCTAATCTTGACGCTGAAATAGAAAAATTAAATAGCACAGGTTATGGTAAATTCCCAAATAATCAAAACCCAAAAACTTTCTTAAATATTGTTCTTGAGATTGCGGCTGTATATGATTCAATAGTTGAATCAACTAAAAAAGACCCAAAAGAACCTGGTTATATGCCAATTGATATGGCTAATGATTTAATAAATGATTTAAGAGCTTATGTTAATAAATTTTTAGATGTTGATTTATCAGCTGCTTATTCTTCTTTTAATGAAAATGAAGATTTAATGAATGAAAATTATTCAATTTCTGAAGATGATTTATGTGAAATAGATGAGAACTTTGGTTTAAATGAGGCAGACGAAGCGAATGATGACGATGTTAGAAGTTATTTAGATAGCAAAAGAAAAGGTGGTGAAGATTTTCAAAGCACCAGAATGGATACACTTAAATCAAATAAGTTACCACTTACATTGGCTGGTGTTGGTGCTTCTTTAGGTGCTTTTTCATGGTTAGTAAACACACAATGGTTTAAAGATTTATTTTCAGTTGTTACAAAAACAACAAGCATTGAAAATATCCAAAAAACAATTCAAGTTAAAACAGAAATACTTGCAAGAGTTTCACCTAAAGATGGTATGACTCAAACAATTAACCTTTTAAATAATTCAAATTTAACAGCTGCTTCTAGTCCAGAAGATTTTTTAAATCAAGTTAAAATTTTAGGTGGTGGTAATCTACAAGAAGGTATTAAAGCTTTAACAGCTAATAATGGTTTATTTCCTAGTGGGAACGTTAATGAAGCTAGAGCAGCATTATTAGAGATTGCAAAAAATCCACATGGTCACGGTGATACATTAGGTGAAATATTTAAAGGAAATTGGGCTGGAACTGGAAAAAGATTTGGTGACGTTTTTGTTACACAACCTGGTGGAACTTTAAAAACTTTAATTGTTAAAACTTTAGTAATTTCTATACCTAAAATAGTTACAAGAACAGCTGTAAAAACTGCTGCTGCATATGGGGCTGCAAAAGGACTTGCTGGTGTATTAGGACCACTTGGTATTGGTTTGGTTACTGCTGGTGCATTAGTTAAACTTATGAGGGTTAAAGGTCAAAAATCTTCTAGAGCCGCAACATTAAATTCATTGTATCAATCATTGAGGGATATTGAGGGTGGTACAGGTGTTATTGATGATTTAGAACAAGGTGATAAAGAACAACCAAATAAAAAAGGTGGTGTTAATGATGATTTATATAATAGCCTTAAAAATTTATTTCAATTTATTGTAAATAATAAAAATACAATTGGTTCAAATTTAACTAAAGAATCATATGATGTAGATGAGGGGAATATTGGTGATAGAAGATATAAAGGTGGTCAAATGATGAAAGGTGGTCAAAGAGCTAAACAAGGTGGTGAAACACAAACTGCTCATGACAGATTTTTTGGAAACAAACCATTTGATGCTAAAGCTTTTTTTGATAAAAAAAGAGCTGAAAGGGATGAAAAAAATAAATTAGAAGAAAGCGAACTTATGTTTGAGGGTAAATATATTAAAGATAAGAGAGTCTTGCAATATATGTCTAAATCATTACCTTTTGATAAAGTAAACAATTTTGAAAATCTTATTGGTAGAGTTGAATATATTAGAAATGTTTTGAAAAAAATGGGGCAAACAGATGATAAAGTTATTAATAACTTTTTATCCCAATTAAATAAAAACCCTATTATGACAACTGATTTTTCTAAAATATTTGAGGTTGACCCTAATAACGCACAACAAGTAAATGCTTTGCTTGGAATGGTTAAAGAAACATTAATTGCCGTATATCGTAGTGATTTTAAATTTGGTAATAATATAGTTGATAAAATGAGCACATTAGGTGGTGGTAATATTAATAAAGTGGCTGAAGAAGCTGGTTATAATGCAACACAACCTAATAAATCTTTTACAAAAGATGCTCAAAGAACTTCTAATTTTAAAAATAATTTGGTTAATTTCTTAAAAGTTCTTATGTCAATGTTCCAATATTTAAATAAATTAAAAACACAACAACCAAAACAACAAAAACAAATTAAAACATACAATAATAACACACAACAACCAGTGACAGAAATAACACCTATGTTAAATGAGGAAATAAATAAAATAAAAAGATTGATTAATTATTAATAATATATTTTTTTAAAAATTTTCAAATTTTACATATTTATAATAAAAGAATAATAAAAATTAATAAAATAAAAAACTATGGCTGATTTACTAATGAAAATGCCTTTGCCTTACGAGCCTAAGAAAAAGAATCGTTGGCTATTAACATTCCCAGCGGATTTGGGTATACAACAATGGTGGTTGGCATCTGCTTCAAGACCTTCAATCACACAAAATGAGGTTGAAATTCCTTTCCTTAACACATCTACATGGGTTATTGGTCGTTTTACATGGGAAGCGATTGACGTTACTTTCCGTGACCCAATTGGTCCATCAGCTGCACAAGCAATAATAGAGTGGGTTCGTTTACACTCTGAATCCATTACAGGTCGTCAAGGCTATGCTGCTGGTTATAAGCGTCCAGTTGAACTTGAATTATTAGACCCAACTGGTGTTGTTATTGAAAAATGGTTATTAGATGGTACTATGTTAACAAACGTATCATTTGGTGATTTATCAATGGATGACGATGCGATTGCTGATATCACAGCTACCTTGCGTTTTGACCGTGCAATATTGCTATTCTGATTTTATTTACTTTTAAAGCACTTAAAAAACTATATGAAAAAGACTTATTCAGTACAATAGTATTGTTTAAGTCTTTTTTTATTTTTATATGTTTACAAAAAAAATTTATTTATTATATTTATCTTTGTAGTTATAACAAAATTAAAAGTTTTTAAAATGGATAAAAAACCCAATGTATTTCCTAGTAAGGAACAAAAAGAATCTATTGATGAATCAGCTAAACAAGCTGCTTTTGAGGCTGAAAAGATGGCCGAAACACAACAAATATATTTAAATTCTATGTCACCACAAGATACACCATCTGGTCATTCTGATGCTGTTGAAATGATGAGAAGAAGAACAGAACAACAACTTAATATGAATAAGCAACAAGGAATGGTTAAAGACCAATCATTATCTGAAACGCCAGCACCAATTCCATTAACAAGGCAAGAACAAGAAATCTTAGAAATTAGAAAAAGAGCTGAAGAACAAATAAAGATTCGTGATGAGCACTTAGCTAAGAATTCAAGTCAAACACAAAATTATCAACAACAATATAATGAGGCTTATGATAGAAAAAATAACAATCAAAATATAAATCAAAATATGCAGACAAATAATTATCAGAGTCCAGCACAACAACCTATTACTCAGCCACAGAGTTATGGCCAAGTACCTTCAAGTATAAACCCACATATTCTTGAATTGAGTCAACCTAATTATAATTCTCCATTTGATGTTCTTCCTTTGCCATCAGAAGGTAAGTTATATAGGTCTAAGAAGCCAAGTATTAGGGTTGGATATATGACAACATCTGATGAAAATATTCTTACTAGCCCTAACTTATTAGAAAGTGGACAGTTTTTAGAAATACTTATTAATAGAAAAATTTTAGAACCAGAATTAAGGTATAAAGACCTTAATGTTGGTGATAGGAATGCAATTATGCTTTGGTTAAGGGCAACAGCATATGGTGAAATGTATCCAGTAACAATCTTAGATGAAAACAATGTACCATTTGATACTGAAATTAATTTAAATGAACTTAAGACAAAAAAGTTAGGTGCAGAACCAGATTCTGAAGGCTTAATATCGTTTGTTTTACCATTATCAAAAGCAAGTATAAAGTTTAAGTTAATCACATGTGGTGACTTAGATGATATTGAGGCTATGGTTAAGAGAGATGAAGAAAATAAATTACTAGTTAATAATTCAAACACTTATGCAATGGAAAGAATGATTGTAGAAGTTAATGGTGATAGAGATAGGTCAAATATTTTATCATTTATTAATTCTATGAGAGTTGGTGATGGTAAGAAGTTTACTGAGTATGTTGAAAGTATTTCTAGTGGTATCGATTTGGATATCGAGGTTCGGACTCCTGGAGGTGGGTCCGTAAAAACCTTTCTTCCACTTAACATCAACTTTTTTTGGCCTAACGCCAGAGTATAAAGTTCCATTACTGGAAGAAGTATATATTTGCATAAAGCACTTAGGATTCACTTATTCTGATTTATTAATGATGCCAACATATGAAAGGAGATTCTTTTTAGGGTTGTTGACAAAAGAGAATAAGATGAGAGAAGAACATGAAGAACAAATGAAAGAAAAAGCCCAAACAAAGGGTGGAAAAGGTTCTAGAACAACTAGAGTATCTGGAGATGCTTTAAAGAGTAGACTAAAAAGTGGAGAAATCCCAAATAAATAACAAATACCCATGTAATTCATGGGTATTTTTGTTTTAATTGATATTTATAACAAAACAAAAGACTATGAAAATAAGGATTACTGAAAATCAGTATGATTTGATTTTACGCTATATAAATGAAGCAAGGACTGAACCAAAACCAGTTCCATTAAAAAACTTTTTTAACGATAATAAAGGTGCTCAATTTTTTGCTGTTATGCAAAGAACTAATGGTGGTTCAGAAAGTGACTATGACTTTAAGATAGATGAAGTTAATGGTCATATGATTCTAAATGATATTAACAAAAATACAAAGACTAAAGGGTGTAATGCCGATATTAATTTAGATACAATGATTTATGGTAACCAATTTAAATTAAAGTTTGGTTCGTGTGGTGATTTAACAATTAATAATGTAGTTGGTGTTAAGCTTTTTAAAGATGAAAACTCATTGAAATCAAATAATCCAATGGATACAATGGAAATTGAGCATGAATTTGATACTAGTGTTGATGAATTTGCAAAAAAGTATAAC